AATACCGAGGACGTGCCTGGTGTGCACTATCGCTTAAACGCCGGACCCCACTACTGGGACCATGATGAGCGGGTCCTCCGGCTTGAAAACCTTCTCTGTCGTTCATTTTTTTAGCTTTAGCTAACATTCCTTTCGCAGCACCCTTCGTTGTGTGCATTTGTTTAGCCATTTGCCCTGCTAATCCTTGAGGTCGTTTCATACATTCCTCCATAACAAGGTTACCAACAATACAATAATAGTGCCAGCTCCTCCTATCAGAATATGTTCCAAACGTCGAATACGTAAAATCGTTTCTTTCCAACGTTCCGCACAGACAGCTTCGTGGGTTTCTAATCTAGCTCCTACTTTTTCTGCGCTTACTCTTGCCATTAGTTTCCTACCTTATAATCTTTTGCTAATTTTTCTCGAGCTATACGCGCACGCAATTGTGCAATGTCTTCACGAGAATCTATATTTTCGCGTTGAATTTCTTGTCGCCCTGCTTCTCGATCGGCTTCAAATTCCATACGCGCATCAAACTCTAACGCTTTACGTTGAATATCGGCGGCTTTAATATCTAACTCTTTTTCCCGTAACATGACCAATGGATCCACTTGATCGCCTCCAGGAGGCATTAAAGCCGCAAAAACTTCCTCGGTATATTGGGCAATTAATACAGCAACACGGGACTCGCCATCTATTAAAGGTTCAGGTTGACCTGCTGCTTGTGCTTCTTGTGCAGCAGTTACAGCTTCCATCATTGCTACTCCTCTCGCTTTAAAGGCTATATGTTCACAGATATGAGCCAAAAGTAAAGCAAAAATTGCCGGTGTTGACCCCACCACAGGTGTTTTCATAAAGGCTAAATGTGACGCTATATGAGCATCTTGATCCTGTTCTTGAAACGCCGTTAAGTTTTCCTGAATAATAGCACGGGCATTTTCTATAGAAGGATCTGTCGGCTGAGGGGGTTGTGGAGGAGGGAGCAGAGCTTCAATGTTCTGCACTCCTACAGCTTCATAAATCCTTCTATAGGCTTCGTACATGTTGTGCATTTGCGGATTGGATTGTGCTAGTTGAAGTTGGGTTTGTGCCAATGCTAATCGTTGAGAAATAGAAAAAATATTTGGGTCCGATATAGGAAGAACATCCACCCTATCATCAAAATCCATCTGCTTAATCAATGCTTCCGCACCCCAGACATTATAGGGGTAGTTCGGAGGTAAAGATTCCGCAAACACTTTAGCCAACATGCGAAACTCTTGTTTTTGTGCAAAATGTAAACGTTTTTGAATAGCGGACATAACTTTGGAGCCCCGCTCCAATAAAGCCACCGTTGTACCAACAGCCGCCGATTGATTGCCATCGCCCACCTGCATGTCAGCAATAGCCGCAAATCGTCTCCCGGCATCCACAACAAATCCTAATAGTTGCATTAATGTCTGGCTCGGTTCTTTATAGGGAAGGGGGAGAATACTTTCTTTTAAAGCACCACCCGGAACATCTATGTCGCGAAACTCACCAGGAGACAATGGTTCGTCACTCTCACGGATGCGAATGCCACGAGCCTTGAAACCAGCCGGGAGGTTGGCTAAAGTTCCAGCATCAATAAGTTGACGAAGAATGGAGGTGGCGGAACGACCCAAACCACCTATCATATGTAATAATCCAAATCCATAAAAACCTAGCCCTGGTAAAAACTTATAATGAGAAAAGTATTGTAGTTTCTTGTAATACTCATCCCCTTCTTTCCAGTTGCGTCGAATAGCCAAGACCTTTCCACTTTCCAAATCCATGGTGACAATGTAAGGAAGTTTAATGCCTGTTACGTTTCCTTCTAGAGGTTCACGATGTTCATAGCCTGGCAAATCTAAACTTGTATGCATCTCAATTAATGTGCAGTCGTCATCACTTGAAGTTTTAGAAATACCAGAAAGTTCTCGTTCCTTGTCGCGTAACTCGTTTTCTAATTCATAAGGTTGTAGTTCTATTTCGCGATAAAATCCTGCGGCTTGAAGTTTTTTAACCTCGTTCTCTACCATACGAATAACATGTGTCACACGCGATGCGGAATATAAATCCGTTGCGTTGTATGGTACCACTAAGTCATCGGCAGGCACAAAGCGTGCTACCGCGCGATCTAATGTTTCGTCAAAATATATTTTTTTAAACGCACTTCCCGCTAAGGGTAAATAAAACAAAAGCCGATCCAGTTCCGGGTCGTACTCTTCCATTACATGCATAATCTGATAATTCATAAAGTCCTGCACCCGTTGGGCCTGGGCTTCAATTTCCGGGGTATTCGCCCCAACGATTTCTGCACGCACGGGTCCGGACGCTGGTAATAATTCCTTATATGCTTGCGCTTGAAATTGTGTTACTGCTTCGGCTATCACAGGATGCGTGACACCACTCGCCCCTCGAAACGGTTCTTCTCGTTCCTGATATTTTAATCCTAACAGCTCCAGTCCTTCGGAATACGAGTTTTCCCAGTCCTGGCGACTTTCACGATCTTCTTTGTATTGAGCAACAAGCTCCATGGAAATTTCTTCTAGGACCTCCTCGTCCAACGCTTCCGCTAAATTCGCATCAGGCTCGGATAATAATTCTTCTTTGATAGCGTCTTCAAAATTTAAAACGACCGAACCGTCTTCCTCTTCCACAATCTCTGTTGGCTCGACTTCCTCTTCCTCCACCTCAACTTCGGTATCCTCTTCCTCTAACGGAAGACCCGCACCCGGCATTGCCGAATCTACTTGTGACGGGGGTAACTTGCCATTTCCTTGCGCCATGGTTATTGTTCCTTGTTACTGGTTTTCTTCGCTACTTTTTTGCCCTTGGTCGGAACCTTATTTCCGTTCTTGGCGGCTCCTATCATGCCCATACCGGCTTTCCCTACTCGGTAGCCAAAAGAAGCACTAATACTAATATAAATACAATTCGCAAACCAATCCGGCGTGCTCTCATCTAAAAATACAAAGCCCTGTTTTACCGCGTCCTGCGTCCAGGGCAAAAAACAGCCTGCTAATACTGCAATGAAAAAAATGGTCCAGGCCTCGTCTTTCCAGGACCCGCCCATTTGTTCCGTGAGAGACTTCTCCATGTCCAGCTCACCGGTCGCTTGCTTCTCGTACACCGTTGCTTCGGCTCTCGCTTTCGCTACCTTGATCTCGGTCTGGGCTTTCTTTTCTTCCATTTTGCCCTTGACCCAGGTACCCGCAATGTCGCCTACAGCACCTAACAATCCTCCAATTAAAGGAATCGCCATGTTAGAGGTTCCCTTTTTCCTTTATTATAAAAGATAGTATCGCAGCAGCAATACCAATAAAAACGCATATAGGCTCGTCAATAACGATCCCTACTCCTACAACCCCTACGCCAACACCAGCATACGTTGAAGGTTCTTTCAGTCTTCCTGTTATCCATTCCATATCTTTTCTCCCGCTATTAATAATACTGTCGTGCTTGGACCCGTATAGATTCCTCGTCTTCCAGGTCACTGTCAAGTCTTATAAATCCTCCCTTACGATATCTTATAAGTGCCATACTCATGCTATCACAATAATCATCGTAATCCCCATTCGGAAAAGCCGCACATTCCTCTACTACCTCCTCCGCAAATTTCTTGTTGGGTGCCCACACCATGCCACTCTCAAACATAGGAGCTACCATATGCATCCGTGTGTGTTTGTCCTTCCCCTTGCTCGGAGTATAATTCACCACCGGAATCCCCATCGTACGAAGCTCGTCCGTGAGCGGGGTCCCTGTTGCTTTTGCTTCTATCAATACCATGTCCGGCTCCCAGTACTTGTACTCGTCTTTCGCAATTTGTTTTAATTCAGGAAAGTCCCATCGCCCACGTTGCGCGTCCATTAGTATAATGTTCTCGGGCCCCCCTTCGTTTTTCCGGAAAATACCCCAGGTCGTTATCGCACTATAGTCCGCCGTCTCCTTTTTCGAAAACGCCGTGTCATAACTCTGCATAATATAACTCACCGGCGGAATGTTGTCCTTCTCCCACACGTTCCACCATTCCTTCTTGATGATCGCTCCTTCTTCCGCCGTTGGATTCTGTTGCCATTGCGCATTCCATTTGCCCAGGGACAACGATGCCTTGACCTTTAACAGCTCCTCCTTCTTCCAGTACTCGGGCCACAATATATTATCGCTCGGTAAAATAGCCGGAAACTCTATTATATCCCATTTGTCCGACATAGGATCCGACGCTTGTGCTTTGACCACCTTTCCCGTTAAATCTTTCAATGACCACCGTGTCATCACGATCACGATGGAGCCTCCCGGTTGTAACCTTTGCCTCGGACCAGAAGTATACCATTCATACGCATGTTCCATTGCCGTCTCCGACAACGCATCTTGTTCCGAATGCGGATCATCAATAATCAGCAAATCCGCTCCACGACCCGTGATCGCACCTCCTACACCAGCCGCATAATACTCCCCTCCTTGATCCGTTTCCCACCGACCAGCTGCCTTCGAATCTATCCGTAACTCGACATCAGGAAATATTTCCCTATACTCCTTCATCTCCATAAGGTTCCTTACCTTACGCC